GAACGCAACAAGGACGACGTCAATCAACGAATGACCGACCTTGTGAAGCGCGTCATGGATAAGACCTCGCAGGAGTTGATGTAATGGCTGTAGTACTACCTATCATCTCCGAGTTTGACGGCAAAGGGATTAAGAAGGCTATTGCCCAATTTAAGCAACTGGAAACAACTTCAGAGAAGGCCCAGTTTGCGATTAAAAAGGCGGCGGTGCCGGCAGCTGCGGCCCTTGGCGGTTTGGCTGTTGCCCTTGGCGACGCAACTAAGGCCGCGATGGAAGATCAGCAGGAGCAGGCTGCGTTAGCACTTACTTTGCAAAATGTGACTGGCGCGGGAGCCGCGCAGACCGCACAGATTGAAGATCAGATCAGCGCAATGTCTCGAGCGTCTGGCATTGCGGACACCGAGTATCGCAAGAGCCTTGAGGCTTTGGTGCGCGGTACAAAAGATGTTGACCTTGCCATGAAAGACATGAATTTGGTCATGGACATCAGCACAGCGTTGCAAACTGATTCCAGCACCGTTGCTGACGCGCTGGCCAAGGCATATCAGGGCAACTTTAAGGCGCTCCGATCATTGACTCCAGAGATGGCAACAATGATTAAAGAAGGCGCAAGCCTTAACGAAATTATGGACGTACTCGGCGGAACCTTTGGCGGTGCTACTGCAAAAAGCGCCGAAACCGCTGCAGGCAAAATGAAGATTTTTAAAAACTCAATTGGAGAAACTAAAGAGTCAATTGGTGCCGCGCTGTTGCCCGTGCTTGAGGCCGTGCTACCTGTGCTTAACAAGTTTGCTGCATGGGCACAAGACAACCCTAAAGCATTTTTGTTTATTGCTGGCGCTATCGGCGCGGTCGCCGCCGCGATTGTGGCCACAAACATTGCGATGGCACTTAACCCGTTCAGCCTAATTGCTGCCGGCATAGCATTGCTAATTGTTAGTTTGGTTGCGGCTTACAACAAGTTTGAGTGGTTTCGTGACGGCGTAAACGCCATTGTTAACACGATTACAGGGTTTTTTGCTGGCATGGTTAACGCCGCTATTAACGCAGTTAACGCAATCATTAGCGCATATAACGCCATTCCATTGCTACCAGACATTCCAAAAGCACCAACAATTAGCGTGCCAAAACTTGGAGGTAGCGCGACAACCGCTCGACCAGCTGCAGGACGCATGGGCATTCCGCGCATGGCTGAAGGCGGCATTGTGTCGAGCCCTACATTGGCGTTGATTGGTGAGGCAGGCCCAGAAGCCGTTGTGCCATTAGATCGCATGGCCACAGGCGGCGGCGTGACGATTAACGTGACTGGCGGCCTTGCTACTAGTGCCGAGATTGGTGAAAGCGTGGTCAACGCGTTGCGAGCTTATTCACGGAGTGCAGGGCCGTTGGCTCTGAACATTGCCTAATGCCTGGAGTTGCGGTTGTCAATTCAGGTAACTATGACCTGCAAATAGAAACAGGTTTTATTGTTAACTCGTTTACGTTAGACAACGTGACGTCAGGCGTTCTTGACAACACGTTTTTTGTGCTTGACGGCAACACCGAATACGCCGACGTAATGGCTGATTGTACGCAGGTCAATGTTAGGCGCGGTCGCCGTGACGTTGGTGATCAGTTCAGCGCAGGCACAATGACATTCACGATTCAAGACGTTGACGGCATTTTTAATCCGTTTGACGACAACAGCCCGTACTATGACACGCCTCTATCAAAGCCTGGGCTTGCACCTATGCGTAAAGTGCAGCTAATTCGGTATGACCAAACAAACACACCTGAATACCTGTTTTCTGGTTATGTTGTCAACTATGACTACAACTTTGCTTTAGGCGGTTTAGACACCGTAACGGTTTATTGCGCTGACCAGTTCTATCTGTTAGCACAAACCTATTTAGACGAACTTAACGTCACCGCTGAAACATCAGGCGAACGCATAGAAACCATTCTTGACCTGCCAGAAGTTGATTTCCCTGCCCTGCAACGCAACATTGCAACAGGGACAGTCAACCTAGGCCATGACAGCGCCTACACAATTCCTGCCGGAACCAACGTCCTGCAATACATAACGCAAATTAACGAAACCGCCGAGTTTGGGCGTGTGTTTATGTCAAGGGACGGCACGCTTACTTTTCAGGAGCGAATTGGCACAACGCTGTCACCGCCAGTAGCCAACTTTAATGATGATGGCACAGGCACAAAGTACGAAGGTCTAGGCATCTCATTTGAAGCAGACGCGGTAATCAACCGATCAGTTGTTACAGGTTTAGACGGCGATAGTTACACAGCAACAAATTCTGGTTCAATTGCTTTGTATTTTATTCAAACGTCAAGCATCCTAAACAGTTTGTTGCATGACGCAACTGAAATACAAGAAGCAGCTCTCTACCTGCTCAACCCGTTACCAGAACCACGGTTCACATCAATCGAAACCAAGTTTTTAATGCTGACCGATGCTGAAAAGGACACGCTGGCAACGATCGAAATTGGTGACACCATTGGCATTGAAAAAACGTTTCCAAGCGGTGCCGGGACAACCCAATTAACCCAAGATTTAAGCATAGAAGGCATTGAGCATTATCTTGACTTTGCCACAGGCCACAGGGTCTTGTATTCAACCGCGCCAACAACCATCCTGTATGACTTAATTTTAGATGACCTTTTATATGGCACACTTGACACCGTAAATGCTTTAGGATAGGAGACACTATGGCAACACCAACCACACTTCCGGCATCGTTTACCGCTGGTGCTGTGCTTACCGCTGCACAAATGAACGACCTGCGCGGCGCGTTCCGTATTCTGCAAGTAGTCGAAGGTTTTACAACTACCGAAACGACATCTTCAAGCACGACACACGCTGACACGACGCTCACAGCAACAATTACCCCAACTTCAACTTCGAGCAAAGTGTTGATATACGTTTCTCATCCAAATTGTTTTAAGGGAAGCGGAAACACATCAAATTCAATAAATTTCCGTCTTGTTCGTACTAGCACCAACATTTACACTTTTAACAGTTTTCTAGGATATACAGGTTCAGCATTAGAAATGTATTTTTCTGCCAGCGCGTTTTACCTAGACAGCCCAGCAACCACATCGGCAACAACATACAAAACACAATTTGCCAACGAAGTTGCAGCCTCACAAGTAAAAGTGCAACAAACCAGTATTGCAAGCCGTATTTTGCTAATGGAGATTTCAGCATGACACACAAAGAACTAACAGAACTTTTGCTTGATTCAGGATTTGATTCAGGATGGGCAATTGCTGGCGAACAACTGGTTATTTGGGAACACGACGAAGAACCGCCAGCACCATTGACTCGACCAGTTGCAGAAAAACCAGCCAAAACGGCCAAGTAATGCGATGGATACTGAAATCGTGGTGGCTCTTATCGGTGGTGGTTTTCTCGTATTGGTGGCGCTCATTGGCAAAATCGGCAGCGACAACAAAAAAGACCACGGCCAAGTACACCAAACCCTGGGTCGAATAGAACAAAAAATTGACAACCATGTTGAAAATCACTAACAAAGACAAAGCAATGTTTGCCAGTTATGCGCGCTCACTTATTGGCGCACTTATTGCCGTTTACTCGACTGGCGCAACAGACCCACGTGACTATGCAAAAGGCGCAATCGCAGCAATCATCCCACCAATTATGCGTTGGGTAAACAAAAACGATCAGGCGTTCGGGCGTGGCAACAGCCAAAGCTAACCCCAACGCACGGCCATACACAGGCAACAGCGACGGCCCATCAGCAGGCCCACGTGCCGGCATGAACGAATGGATTAAACAAGCGATCGCAGCATCAAATAACGCTGTTTGGAATAACGGGTCTTGGGGTGTGCGCGACATGCGCGGCAAAACTGGCTCATTGTCAGTTCATGCCACGGGCAGAGCTGTTGATTTGTCGTATCGCAAAAGCGAAAGACGACCACAAGCCAACCGTAAAGGCGCGGTGTCGTTTATTGACGTTGTAGTGGCTAACGCAAACACGCTCGGCGTTGAATGCATACTCGACTATTTTCCTAGGCCGTACGGGCGCGCATGGCGCTGTGATCGTCAAGCAT